GGAATCTCTCCGTAGGGTCTTGGATGGCGGCTATTTTCTGGGCGGTCTCTGCCAGGGTCCCATTGAGGTCTCCGGCCAATTTGGATTTTAGCTCATCGACCGATACCCCCAACATAGTGGCCCATGAAGTGAGGTTGTCTTTATTGGCCGTTACCGATGTGGCCATGTTGAGGAAACTCTTGATGCCCGTTGATGCTGTTTCCGAACTCATGCCAGCGGAAATAAGGGCAGTTCCCAGGGCGGCCACCTGAGGAATGGACTGCCCCATGGTGGTATTGAGGAAGCTGGCCCGGTTGATGAAATCTAGAACCTCCGGCTCTGTGGCCGCGAAGCTATCACCCATCGTATTGACGACATTGCCCAGGCTCTCCATATTGCTGGTGTCAATGTCCATTCCGAAGGCGGTGAGGATCTTCGCCGCAGCCGTGGCTGCCTGCTCTGCCGGCATCTCAAATGCGACCGACATCTGAGCGGCAACCTCCGAGAACCCGGCCAACTCCTCTTTGGCTACCCCGAGAGACCCTGCCACCTGGGCTATATTGGCCAGCTCGGAGGCAGCCACGGGCATGGTGCTGGACATCTCCAGGATAGACGACCCCAGAGCGGACAGCTCTGGCCCGGCCAGGCCGGTGGTCTTGGCTACGCCAGACATTGAGGTCTCAAAGCTGGCTGCGGCTTGGACAGAGCTGGATAGTGCTCCACCAATAACAGCAATGCCCGCCCCTGCTGCTATACCAGCCGGCCCGATGGCAGACAGAGCGCCGCCGATGGGACCCATAGAGGAGGCCACGCCTGAGAGGCTGGCAGACAGCTCCGAGCCGAGGCTGGATTTGAGGCCACCCATTCCCGACTCTATGCCCCGGACCGCTCCGCTAATCTTGCCCTGGGCCGCATTTAGCCCTGCCTCGTCGATCTTGATGCCTATTGTGGCATAGGCCGATCCAACTTCCTCTCCTGGCATTGTGTAGAACCTCTAAAAATTGATTATACTAGATCGGGCAGTTTCAAACCCTTGGCGATGCATTCATTTTCCAATTCAGCGCCGCTGAGTGGCTGGGAAGGATGATAAAATTCGTCAAACGGCGGCAGGCCATCGGTGAAGCTCATAGCGACAGCAGCGGCGGCACAGTAGCCGGTGAAGGCGGCTAACTCCTGCGCTCTCTCGATCTCCTGGAGCCTATGCTCCTGGAGCAGCGCCAGCTCGCCGGGGGTGAGTTGCATGAACTGATCAGGCAGCAGGCCCAGCTCTATGTATGCTATGTGGTAGATGGTCCGCCAGAAGGATTCTTGAGAATCTCCGCCTTCTTCCGCCGATCCTTTTCTAGGGCGGACTCCCAGATCGGTATAGAAGAAGGGTCAGACGTTTCCAGGAAGGCCCTATAGAGCTTGTTCTGGATATCCTCCAAGCTGTCTCCTGAATCAAGCATCTCCTGGATCGCCTTGTCCGCCGCCCCTAGGGCCTCAGACGGCTTTAAATCCAGGTCCCCGAGCATGGCCGCAATAGCACCCTCGGTGATTTCCGAAAGCTTGATGAAATTGGCCAGGATCGCCCCCGCAGACAGTGCCATCCCTGTAGTTGGCTGGCCATTTACCTTGATATCCTGCTGCTTGAGTATTCTTTTTCCGTACTTCTCAAAATCCTTGATTGCCTTAAATGTCCAATTAAATTCCATATAAATTTCTCCCGTAAGTATGAGGGAGGGGATCAGGCCGGATGCATCCGGCCATCACTTCCCTCATGCCCTCATTTTTATCTATATCTTTTCGATGCACTAACCTATGACTTTACGACCCAAAAAGCGGATCATCCGGCATGGTCGTAGCAACCGCCAACGAACTTGAAGTTGATAGTCTTCCCGACCAGCTCCTTCACGCTTGTTTTGATGTTCACTTTCTCCAGTTGGATAATCCCGGAGGTCTGCACCAGAGACGCGCCAGAGTCCCAATAGAAGACACCAATCAGATCCTCACCAAAACGATCTCCTGCGAAATCTACCCCGCCGGAAAGATGGGTATGGGCCAGATCCCCAAAGATGCCCGAGCCATCACTACCAGTGGCCAACTTGACTTTAATTAAGGCCATGGCGTCCTCATCAGCCTCCAGAGCATCCCGGATGTCTCGGGCCGTGCTGGTAGCGTTCCCGCTGCCATCAGTGGCCGAGTTGATAGTGATGGCCGGCGCCGCCACAGATATCGAGAGCGGCGTGCCCACACCAGAGACCACGCACTCGATAGAAATCCCATCCCCGGCCACACCGAGGACGCGCGAGGTGAATGTTAGATCCTTGTTGCTGCCTTTGGCGGTGGTTAGGCTGGAGTCCACTGTGGAAAAGAATCCCTCGGCCTGGCCAGTTGCCCCGTGCCTCATAGCCGTCAATTCTGAGGGATTCTCATAGGTGCCGGAGTCTGCCAGCTCCATAGATTCGTCTATTGAGTGAGACCGGAACCCTCCGACCTGCTCCACGGCAAAGTAATAGTGGTCTGCTGTGACAGATCCGGATGCAGCGGTGGCAAGCCTAACCGCGCCGTTGGCATAGTCGATCTCTAGGGGCGTCTCTTCCGACACGCCATCATAGACTGTGACCGCCTGGGAGCGGTCCCAATAGGCTTTGCTGGCGCTGGATACGATATACCAGAGGGTGGTTCCGACACGGCTCATGGCCGTGCCGGTGGCAGATTGAGAGGCAGCAGATGTCTGCATATAGATCGCAGACACGTTCCCCCTTATTTTTGCCATGCTATCCCCCTATAGGTTTGTGGCATCAGTGAGAGCGCCGGATACCTTACCGCGGGCATCGAATTCTACGATTCCCTTGACCGCGGTCTTCCGGGTGAACTTTTCCAAGATGAACGAACCAGTCACACCGATAGCGGAGCCAGAGCCCTTCGTGCCGGAGAATATCCCGGTAAACGATACAGCGGTGCCCGCCCGGATCTTGGTCACCAGAGCCGTATGAGCAGATACCGCCGGGTCCCAATAGCCGGTGAAGCTCACCGTCCCATTCCCGAGCATAGCAGTCCACTCTGTAGATGCATCCCCCTGATCGGTGGTATCCTGCAGGTCCATACCTTCATCCAGAGTCCAATCCTTCGTGGGTATCACATCGGACCCATCATAAAGTTTGCAATTAATACCCTTAAGTTTTGCCATAAAACACTCTCCTTAATATCGATATCAAGGCCCGCCAATAGGGCGATGACTATAATCTATCGAGAGTTAGCTCGATGCTGACAGAAAACTTATAGCGGTTGCTGTCATCTTTTCCGAGATAAACTGGATAGGAGCCTGCTGTCGCCTCAAAAAGTGAGTCCCCTCCGAGATGTGCAGACAAAAGAAAATGCTGCCTGATAGCCTCGGCAGTGCTCCGGGCGGTGGCTTTGCTGGTGTTCCGGATGATCAGATCTGCTATGGGGTGCTCTATTGCGCCGCCGGTATAGTGGTCAGGGCTCTGGCCGTTGTTGATCCAGATCCCTATGCAGTTGGCTGGCATGTCCGGCAGCTCATCCCGGAAGATGGTATTAAGCGCAGGAGAGGCATTCTTCCACTCGCCATATCCTTGAGTATCGAGATATGCTGCCAGAGTCTCCCCGATGTCTGTCAATATCGCCGCCTCCGGCTAAAGACATTCTCTCCCCGGATCATCATGAGCCAGCCCTTGATCGCCAGCGGGGCCAAAATAGCCCATAGCGCTATTTCGACAAAATTGCTCATTTTAAGCAACGACCTTTTGCATTATTGTTTATAATTTCTCTCCGCAATTCCAAAACCGTAAAATAAAGTATTATATTAATCACAGTCTGACATAGAATTACAGAGAACATCAATATTCCGATACATATTTCCACCGGCCCCCCATCACTTCATGACAAACGTAATTCCTAAATGCTGATGAAACGTTATCAATAGACCTACTATAGAAACTATTATCCCCCAGGCAATCATCGCCGCTTTGAAGTATGTATCGGACTTCGCCACCCTCTCAGCTATCCATGCAGTTGTAGCTATATGTTCTGCCAATGCCTTTTCTGTGGATGTGGTTTTTTGTTCCAGAACATTTACCCGGTCTGGGAGAGCTTGCCTTGATGCCTTGTAGCTTAGAAAATCCTGGGCGATTCTGCCTACTTCTTCTTTAAAGTCGCAGATCGTACTCATATCTTCTTTGAGATCGCTAACCTTTGCATCCAACGAACCCAACTGGTTCTGGATGGTGAGCAGGAGATTATAATCATCGCCGGGCATATCGATCCATCCATTCTTCCGCGCTCATCGGGCCGGGCAAGAGAAGAGGCCAGATGGTCAGAGCCATCTAAGCCTTCTTCCCGGTGAACACGCCCAGGAGAAACACTACCACAGTCTGGATTTGGGCCAGCGCCGGGCTATTGAGGGCGGCAGCTGCCAAGAATCCGATCAATGCCAGGAGGATCAATGAATAGAGCCGGAACCCCTTTGTGGTAAAGGAGCCCACTGTCATCTCTCCCTCAGACATGCTGAGGGTCACATCGCCCCCTTCAATCGCCATGATACTCCTCCGCCCAGCCTTCTTCTATGAGCCTGTCTGCGTGGTCTTCTCTCAGTAGATGGCCATGTACCATGTTTCCCACAGTGTAGACCGCTCCGGCCAGCAGCTTCTCACCAAAAAATGGATAGGCTTGTAGGATGCGTATCTTCCTCATGGCCGCCTCCTCCCATCTGCGCCGCCGATCTTGACATACTTCTTCTCAGGATCGGCTTTCGCCTGGCCCTGCTGATGGGTGCCTGTGACCCGCTGGCCAGGTGTAGAGACGCCGCCGCCTTTGGTCCACCACTCCCACCGCATCCTGGCCAGAACTTCCAGGCCATCAGTATGGAACTTGGCATTCCATTCGGCCAGGGTAAACCAGTTATCGCCGTTGGGCTCTTTCAAGAGAAATGCTTTGCCTGCGTATTTCGATTGCAGCATCTCAATAGCGCCCTTATTGAGCACCAGCCCAAGAACATCGCCTCTATCCGGCTTCTCTGGATATGTGTATGGGATCTCCTTCCAGCCCTTTTCTGAGGCATTATCGAGCACTACCAAGGCCTTCACAAAGGCTATGAAGTCCACCGGGGCCGCTATCCGGAGCTGCGAAGGCATCTGAGCCTCCGGGCCAGGGAAGAAGCATATCCCGTCCTCATCCAGATAGGCATCTGTCGATATGGGCCTGTCGCCCTCATGCAGTCCTATTTCAGGCAGCTCCTCCTCTGTCAGTTCATCCTCTGGTTTAGGCATCTACAGTCCTCCGTAAGCCATCGCCTCAGCTCCGCCCCGCCAGGAGCCTATTGCATCCTGAGACACGAAAGCCTGCCAGCCGTATGGGCCTACTGGCGTGTCGCTCTTGGCTGCTCCCAGCCGCCCCCCCTGGCCGATCTTGACCCGCTCCAGCTCCGGAGGCTTCCAGATATCAGAGATCAGGATGGTGCTCCGCTCCTCCGCCGTCATGATGTGGATGGCTTTGGTCTGGATCTCAGGGGCATTGACCGGCAGGATCTCCTGTGCGCCCACGATATCAGCCAGTAGGCAGAACCCCCCGGCCAAAATGATATAAGCGGCAGCCGCCGCTGCCGCAAGTTGATGGATTACACGCATGGCAACCAATCCACCGATATGGCTCCGCATGTGGAATTGCCCCACAGCTGGACGAACTTTTCGATGGAGAAGACGCCGGTCAGGTCATCCACAGATCTGCCGTACTCAGCATGGCGGCCCTTGAGCTGGTTATCTGCGCTTGGGTCGCGGGAGAGCCATCCGATGTGAGCCACGCCAATTACATTGCTGTTCAGGTTGGCCTCAAGAACGCCGGTACAGCAGGGAGAGCAGCCGTTGGCGTTGTCATAGCCCTTGCCCTGAGAACCATTGATGACAAGGCCGTATCCTCTGGTCTTAACCTCAGTAGTCTTCTGCAAGTGCTCGGCATGAGAGTACATCTCTGTCAGCACCGCACCGATCTTGTAGTTCTGGACACAGAGCTTATCGACCCATTTGGCATCGTACTGGCCGGTCTGGTAGGACACGGGCATGTACTCGAATTCAGCTTCCCTGGTGTAGTTGATATAGTCCATGGGGCAATTTACGCCAGTTGGCCAGGGACACATAGTCTCCTTCCAGTAGCCCTCTTCCAGGACTTCGCCTGTTTCCTCATCGATTTCAGGAGGCACCCAAATCGACCCGATAGGTACGCCGCCCCTCTGAAGCTGCCGCTCTACTTCCAGCTCCATCTTATCGGTGATGACATTACCTGAGCCGGAGGTCTTGGCTACGAGCTTCTGCCCCTCAAATCCGGTCTGTGTGGAGACTATGATCTCCTGGGTCCGATAGCCCACGCCTTTCACGCCTGCCTTTTCGTACATGTAGTTGGCAGCTTCGACCTGGCTCATCAGGAGGATGGCCGCCAATATAAGCACTGTTAATATCTTTTTCATTTCAAAACCTCTATTCAGTCTAGACTCATAGGGTGATTATTATTTGATTCAAAAGAAGGAGGGAGTTTCCCCTTATGCGGAGGTGGGAATCTCAGATTAGGGGAAACTATTATTCTTTTCTGATAATCGTTATTCTCCGGGGCTTCTGGGAAAGGACGTCATCACAAATCGCACGGAGGTACAGGATATCTTCAGCACTCCACCCCCGAAGCATTGAGCGCCAATCAATGTCTGTGACTCTCATTTCATGCGATCCTGCACGAATTTGGAGATCTTATCTCGATTGTTGTTCAAGGCATCCCTGCCGGCGTGGGCTTTCCTGCCACTCCGAGAAGATGGGTTAGTAGGGTCCGGATGTCTTAGGCTATCATCTTTCTCTTGCCGCAGGGCATAGGGGCCTGTTGAGGAGAGGACCACTTGGAGCTTGCTCGGCTGGTCTTGCACTTGCAGATGACTGGCCAGGTCTCCAGTGGCATAGGGGATAGTGTTCTGCCATTCCTTCATGACGATCTCGCCGGCGTCATGGATAGCAGCCATAGCCTGCTTTTTCATCCTGCCCATGTAGGCCTCTGGATGCCACTTGATCTCAGCCAAGGGCTACCGACCTCATTGAACCGTCGTAAGACTCGCCTACCAGGCCAAGGACAGGGTAATCTCTGCCCCCAAAGGCGATCACGTCTCCGGCCACCACGGCTGCCTCGCATTTGCAGATGGCCTGGCAATGCAGCTCATCGCCCTGAGCAGTCCGGACCACCTTGGCCCCCATGGCCCACAGGACGGTGATGGTGCTGGTGGTGTAGATGTCGTTGTCTCCGTCGTTGCCGGTCTTGTGCTTCCAGGAGACGCTGACGCCATGGAGCGCCAGGTAATCGCCTAGAAGGCTCATCGCACGTCCGCCCCGGTATAGCGTCTCATGATCTGCCTGGCTCTGGGACTCTGGAGGATGGATTGTGTGGCTGCCGAAATGGCGGCAGCGCTGAAGGACTCCGAGATTATGCCGGGGATTTGATAGCTGGCCACCCCCTGAGCCTGGAGGGCCTGCCTGCCCCCTGAGCTGCCCGCACCTATGATGGCCATGGCCTCTTCCAGGCAGGCCCGCTTCACCAGGTCCGGAACGACGGCTGCCTGATCCTCGTCTCCCACTACGACGCCATCGATGATCCGGGGAAATTCAAGTGCCTGGTCTGAGTCATACTTTTGTCCCCTCAGAATCATGCTGTCAATCCGCCGGGTGGCCTCTTCCAGGGCGGCAAGCTTCTCCACAGATGAGGCTGCAGCCCAGGCGGTGTTTGTAGGCCGGGATGCTGCCAGGGTATCGGCTGAGGCGGCATCGAGATAGGAGGATGCGGTAGGAGCAGTCTCAGTATAGACCGGCCCCAACTCGAAATCAATATCTGACGAGTTAGCGTCGTCAGTGTCTATGAGGGCGTAGCGCTTGACCACGATGATTCACCTCACGGATAGACTATAGACGGCCAGGGATCGGTCTTGGCTTTGATCAAGCCGATTAATGTATTCATGTCGCTGATCAGCTTGGCGAGGCTGCCCTCTGTAGTATGGCCACTCATCGCTTCATCCAGAATGGCATCAACAGAGGCCGCGGTGAGGGAGGCATCACACGCAAGCTTGATTGTGCCGCCTGCGTAGCCCGTGCCGTCGAAGAAGTCTTCCAGGTTGGTGCTGGCCGTGCCGCCTTCGATCATCAGATCATTGAGCGCGGCCCGCCTGAATCCGATTACAGGCCCACGCCA